GCCTCGGCGATCTCGGCGTCGCTGAGCCCCTGCTCCTTCGCCATCTGGGCGAGGTAGCGGGGGGCCGCCGGCTTCACGAACCGCCCCGTGGCGGGGTCGCGGTCGGTGTGGCGGGTGGGCGGTGCCGACGCCGGGGGAGCAGGATACCCCGGCGTCGGCTCGGCCGAAGGCACACTGCCCTGGCCGGACGGTTCACTCACAACGCCGCTGTCGCCGACCTCGTACTGGTCGGCCAGCGTCGGCGCCGGCTGGGCCTGGGGCGGGCCCTGGGCCGGCTGGGGGGCACTCGGGGAAGTGGACTGCTCGCTCACGCAGACATGGCCTAACTCCTGCTCCGAAGATGAATGGATCGTACCGCGAAAGGCCCCGATCTCCCAGCCCGGGTGAAAGTGCCCGCGCGCGGGCGTTTCAGGGTCAGAGCTGGACGATCAGGTACTCCATCAGGCAGGCCGACGTGTCGGCGATGGCGTAGGGGGTCGCCGTATCGTCCCAGCGGAAGATGGCCGGCTCGCCGGCCATCATCTTCACCACCTTGGCCCCGCCGGAGCCGTTCATCAGGCGGATGAAGTTGGTCTGGTCCTTGTTCATGAAGAAGCCCCAGGCCGGCGAGGTCACGCCGCCGAGGGGGATCGCGGTGGCGCTCGTCGCCACCGACATCACGCCCTCCGTGACGTAGGAGCCGGTCATGTTGAACTGGAGCGCCGCGACGGCCCGGCTGATCGCCGAGGACATCACGGTCGATTTGTAGACGCTCAGCGACCCGGTGAAGGTGATCTCGTTCGCCACGGGCTCATCGCTTTCACCTGCTCTTGGTGTTCGCGGCGGCGGGCGGGAGGAAAGACACGGGGCAGGGCGAATCGGGCCCGCCCCGTGTCCCAACTGGAGGTGCGCCGCCGGGGACTGAAACCGGCGGCCCGCCTGTTGTTATCGGTTGACGTGGACCACCTGGAACAGCCACAGGTGGGACCAGAGGGCCCCCACAAGGAACCCCACGATGCCGCCGATGAGGGCTGCGTAGGCGGGGTGGTCCAGGCCCAGCTCCAGGGTCTCCCAGGAGATCGTCTCCCAGCCGTGGCGGATCGCCTCGGGGTCGTAGATCAGCGTGGCCACGAGGGCGGCCACGATCTCGGCTCCCATGAGCAGCGATAGGCCGATGATGATTTCTCGCAGCATACCGCCTCCTTTCCGCAGAAGCCCAGGAGCGCCACGAGGACGCACGCCAGGGCGCCCAGGTACTTCACCACTGCCGCCTCCGGAAAAAGCCTGAAATCCGGCACCCGGCCGGCCGATAACAGCCTCTGTGGGGGTCAAGTGGGCCCCACAGAGGGACGATCAAGACAAGGAGGTTGCCATGCGGAACTTGACCTGCTGGGGCGCCCTGACCATGCTCCTCGGCCTCGGCTCCGGCTGCGCCATGCCGGGCCCCACCCCGACGATCGGCTGGCACTTCGAGGTCGGCCGGCCGGCGACGATCCAGACGCCCGCGACCGTCGAGCAGACGAACGGGCCGGTCGTCGTGAACGGCCTGGCCGCCCTGCCGGCCAACGGCCAGCTCCGCGGCGCCTTCGCCGCCGACGCGGCGCCCTGCGGTCCCACGGGGCCCTCCTCCCCCGTGACCGCGGCGCTCGCCCCCCGCGGCTCCTGCGACCTGACCGACGTGTGCAGCCGCCTGGACCGGATCGAGTCCAGGCTGAACAAGGCCCCCGAGCCGCTGTCGATGCCCATGCCGAAGGGCCAGCCGTGATCGCCTGGCTCATCGACGCCCTGGCCCAGCTGCACGCCAGCCGCGCCGAGATACAGACCACTTGTCCGTGGTCCCGGCCGGCCCTGCCCCGACCTCCAGCGGGCGGGTGCCCGGCCGGGTTTGAAAAAGCCCGGGGCGGGCGGCGCGAGTAGCGCCTGAGCCGAAAACCCTGTCGGCGGAACCAGGGCCAGTAGGCAAATCTCACCCGCCCCGGGCCCTGAAACACGCGGCGGCGGGGGCGCTTGTGGCGCCCGTCCGCCAAACACCGGGCGGTGGATGACCGCCGCCGCGTTTGAACCCCCGCACTGGCGGGGCGGGGAGTGGCGAGTCGCCACAGCGGGAGGACACCGGAACGTCCGACCGGAGGGTAAACCCGCCCCGCCTTCATTCACGCAGCGACGGCTGGTTCCCGCGGACGGCGGGCGAGGCGCTTCCACGCCCTCTTGTAGCGGTGCATCCCGGCGTGGAACGCCCGCTCGTCGTCCAAACTCCCGTGGAGGGTGGTCCACTGTCCAAGCCGAGGGTCGAACAGCGACAGGTAGCCGCCCGGCAACACCTGGAACGGCGCCTGGACGTGGCGCCCGTAGTCGTAGGGGCCGGTCTTTTTGTGCGGGTCGAAGTAGCCCCGCAGCACGAAGTCCGACACCGGGTAGTCGGCGATCTTGAAGGCGAACTGCGCGTCCTCGACGGCGTCACAGTTCTCGTAGGCGACCAGGTTCCCCTTCCCCGAGACGGCGATCAGGTTCACCGCGGGGTCGCCCACCTGCTCGGCCAGCTCGTGCGTGAACGGGATGCCGAACGGGATGCCGAACGCCCGGGCGGTGGCGAGGAAGGTGTGCCCGGTCGGGGCCCCGGGGTCGTCGTGGTAGGCCAGGGCCTCGGGCTGGTCGGTGTCGTCCCAGACCACCATCTTCTCGACGTTCGGGCCCGGCAGCGCCGCGGCCTTGACCAGCCTCACCTGCTCCCACCCGTTCTGGGCGAGCAGGTCCGCGTACTTCTGCATCATGATCAGGAACCGGTCCCAGTCGATGAACTCCGCCTGGGCCAGGTTCACGCACGCGATCTCTCGCAAGACAGCTCCTCCTCAATGCCGAGCCTTTTCCTGAGCTGAGCCACGGCGGCCACCAGCTCCTTGACCTGGGCCTGGAACTGGGCGACCTGGGCCTGGTAGGCGCGGACGTGGTTCTCCAGCATCCGGACTAGTCCGTAATTCTCGCACTGGTGCATGGGGATACCCCTGGATCACGCGCAGCCACAGGCCGGCGTCGATCACCTCCAGCTTGTACACGGTCACTCCTGGGGCTGCCCGCCGGGGATGCCGACCGAGCCCTTGGGCGGCTGCACCAGGAAGGCGGACAGCGCGCCCAGGGCGCCGGTGACGACGGCGACGAGGGCCTGCGGCGCCTCGACGTGGTACATGGCCAGGACCACCAGCCCGCCCGTGCCCAGCAGGGTCGTCAGGCCGAGGGTGGCAACGATGCCGAGGCAGAGCCAGGGGTTCCGCACGGGAGACTCCGGGTGTCAGTTGTCGCCGGGCCGGCAGGGGCAGACGACGGCGGGCCCGCCGCGGGTCATCAGGCGGACGAGCGGCCCGTTGCAGGCCGGGCAGCGGACCATGTCGAAGGTGTCCCGCCGGTTGCGCGCCTGCACGCGCCGCCCCTCCGCCCGGCCGACCTCGGCCGGGGTGTACCTGTTGTTCTCTTCGAGCATCGCCTTGCAGTGCTTCATGGTCCCTCGCGCCGCCCCGCGCGGTGCGGGTGCGAGCCGCCGGGCTGGGCGTCGCCGTAGCCGCCGTCCCGGTCGAAGTAGCCGTAAGCCTCGCAGTACCGCTTCCGCTGGGACCGGCTCTCGAACACCGGCCGGCCGTCCGGCAGGAAGCGCGTCGGCACGCCCTTCGCCTCGGCGTCCAGGGCGGCCTGCTTCACCTGCTTCGGGTGGACGGCGAGGGCGTCGGAGGCCAGCGGCTTCCAGGCGACGAAGCAGGAGCCGGCGTGTTCGCTCGGCTCCTCCTTCACGTCCGGGCAGAGCTGATCGAACCGCTCCTTTGTAACCTCCGCCCCGTCGATCCAGTAGGTCGTCAGGGCCCCGCTGCCCCGGATGACGGCTTTCAAGGTGCGGTACTCCTGCTTTAGCCTGACTGGCCGGGGTTGCCGCCGGTATCGACCCCGAGCATCGAGTTGATCAGGTTCTGGTCGTCGCCCTGGGTCGTCCGCGCCGGGACGTTCTGGCGGGTGTACGTCCGGTTGGTCTGGACCGGCATCCGCGGCTGGTCGCCGGCGCCGGTGTCGGTGTCCTGCTGCGGCGGCTCCGCGATGGTCAGTATCTCGTTCAGGTCGGGCTGGTCGAGGTACTCGCCGACCTTCTGGAGGTACTTGTTCATGTCCAGGGTGATGCCCTGCTGCTGGAGGATGGGCATCATCGGGACGACGACGGTCTGGATGATCTGGTTCAGGGCCGCCAGCCGCTGCTGGGGGCTCTGGTGCATCAGCGAGTAGGGATCGACCCGCAGCTCCAGGTCCTCGAACCGGCCCCGCTGCCGCATCTGCGGCGTGACCCGCCGCGTCGCGCTGACGTTCGGCAGGCCCGGCAGGGAGTGGCTGGTCGTCTGGGTGAGGAAGGGGTCGTGCCACCAGTACCAGAGCAGCCCGCGGGCCACGGACGCCGTGAAGTTCACGGTCGAGTCCTGCATGTCCGCGAGCCCGGCCGAGGCGTTGCTGTTCAGCATCTCGTCCTGGGCCGCGGTTTTCGACTGGGGCCCCCGGCCGCCGAGCAGCTCCAGGTTGCCGCCGACGTAGCTGAACAGGTCCTTGCAGGCCGTCGCCACGGCGAGCACCTGCTGGATGTGGGCCCCGCCCATCACCACCTGCTTGATCTTGTCCGGGTTGTCCACCCGGAGCACCTCGCCGTCGTTGGCGTTCATGACGCGGTTGCCGTCCGCGTCGGCCCCGCCGCTGACGTAGGTGTTCTCCTTCGTCCGCTCGCTGGCCCGGATCATCTTCCGGTACGCCTGGTTCGCCGCCAGGTGCAGGTCCATCAGGTCTTGAATGGGCCCCTTCGGCATGGCGTTGCCGGGGACGACCAGGTAGGGGAGCAGGTGGTAGGGGCCCGTGTCCGGGCCGACCCAGCGCTGCGTCCGCAGCGGCTCGGTGTCGAGGCCGGCCTGGTTCAGGTCGGCGAGGGTGAGCACGAGCCGGTGCCGCGGCAGGTAGACCTCCCACAGGTCCACGTGGGGCTCGAACTCCTCCTCGTTCGCGGAGAGGGTGGTCCGGCCCAGGACGGAGATGCGCTCGTCGCCTTCGAGGTTGTACAGCTCGTCCGTCGAGGGCTGGAGCTGCGCCCGGGCCTTGCCGTCGTAGTGCTTCGAGTCCTTGACCGCGTCGAGGGGGACGCGGTAGCGGTGCCCAATGAACGTGACCTCCGCGAAGTCGCGCGCGTGCAGGTCGAAGCACCAGTCGTCCAGGTCCACCCGCGAGGCGAAGGGCTGGCCGGCCCCCAGGTTCCACCCGTAGACGGCGGCCTCGGCCGGCGTCGCCAGGGCCACCTTGCAGATGCCGATGCTGAACAGGCCGTCCATGACGACGCGGCGCAGCGTCTCGGCGAGCCGCATCCGCTCGATCTCCTGGTTCACCCACTTCTGCATCGCGGCCACGGTCGGCTTGAGCGTGCGGTCGAAGGTGGTGAGCAGGACCCGCGGGTTCTTGGCGACGAGGTTCCGGCCGACCACCTGGCAGTACAGGCTGATGAGGTTCACCGGGACCTTGTCCTCGGCGCCCTCGATGCTCCAGTGGTTGCCGACGTACTGGCGCACGGCCTCCCGGCGCTCCTGCCGGAAGCGCTGGAGGGCCAGGCGGGACCGCTGGATGGCCTGGGTCAGGCGGGGGATGTCGATGTGGCTCTTTGCCACGCGGGACGGGCCTTCACCTGCTCAGGGTGAAAGAGCGGACGCCTGTATCTTACCACCGGGGCGTGGGGGCTCCCAGCCCGGGAGAAACGCCCGCGTGCGGGGGTTTCTACCAGGCCGACCCCGCGGCCTGCAACTCCCTGGCCAGGCCCCGCCGCCAGCGGAGGGAGCCGACCGGGGGCCGCTCCAGCTCCTCCTCCTTCTGCTGGACCTGCTTGCCCCTGGCCTCCTTCCAGGCCAGGGCGTCGGCGATGACGTGGTCGCCGTGGTTCGCCCGGGCCGCGGTCGGGTCGTTGCCGCCCTCGATCTTGCCGTGCTCCACGTCGCCGCGCGGGGTGAACTTGAAGGCCAGCGTCTCCTTCAGGGCCTCCTCCGAGCGGTTGACGAACTCCCGCAGGGCCAGGGCCGAGCGGTAGTCCTCCAGGAGGATGCGCTTCGTCTCCGGGGTCGGCACCCAGCCGGGCCGCTCGGACACCTTCTGCTCCATGCTGTGCGGCATCTCGGCGGTGCGGTAGTAGATGTTCCGGAACCCCACCTCCAGCACCTTCGAGGCGAAGGACAGGCCGGGCCCCTGCATCTCCCAGATGAGCCGGGCCGGGTTGCCCTCCTCGTCCTGGAACAGCCAGCACAGGGCCACCGCGACCAGGCCGAAGTCCTTGGGGTCGATATGCCGGTTCGTGTACTCCCCGACCTTCTCCCCCGTCCGGGCGTTGAGGATGGACAGGCAGCTCGGGGTGGCCCCGGTGCCGGCGGCGATGTCGCAGCCGATCACGTAGGGGGCGGCCGGGACCTCGTCCTCGGACCGCGGGCAGAGCCACAGCTTCAGGGAGCCGCCCGGCGACGACGCCAGGCCCAGGGGCTTGCCGGTGTCCCGGTCCACCCGCACGTCCCCCTGCCACCGCGGCGGGACGCAATACTCCTCGATCAGGGCCGCGATGATCAGCGGCTCGAAGAACTGGCTCATCGAGCCCTGGGGGTCGATGTCCAGGTGCATCGCCACTTCCCGGCTGTTCGCCCGCCGCCGGCACTCCTTGTCGTACCACGGCGACCGCAGCCCCGGGAAGGGCCCGCCCTTCGGCGTGCCGTCCGTGACGAACTTGTAGTCGGCCGGGAACTCGTACTGCCTGTCCAGGACCTCGACGCGGCCCAGGTCCGGGTTCCACCGATAGACCCCCTTCCTCTTCTCGGGGTGCTGGGTCCAGTGCATGACCAGCCGGCGAATCTCGCCCCGCTTGGCCCGCTCGCTCAGCTCGAAGAAGGCCCCGCCGACGCCGTAGTGGGTGCCGTTGAACACCCGGCAGCCGGTGGTGTCGGCGGTCTGCCCGAGAATCTCGAAGTCGTCCTGCTGCTTGGAGAACTCGTCCAGGAAGATCGCCGTGGCCCGGCCGCCGACGCCCGACCGGCCCGTGCTCGCCGCCCCGTTCAGCGCCGACCGGGTGGGGTAGGCGAACCCCAGCTTCCGCCGGCCCACGTCGCCGCGGAGCCAGTCCGGCAGGTGCCGGTGCATGAAGTCCACTTTCCAGAACAGGCTGTCCGGGTCCTCGGCCCGGTCCACCGCCATCTCGGAGTGGGAGATGCACAGGAACTTCTTCCAGTGATGGAACCGGCACAGCCAGTCCATGATGATCAGGCAGAGCCACGAGGCCCCCATCTCGCGGCTCTTTTCGATGAACAGGTCCTCGTCCTTCCCCACCTGCTCCAGGATCACCCGGACGGCGTCATCCTGGAAGTCCCAGGTGATGAACGGCCCGACCTCGTTCCCCTTCTTGCGGGGGTTGTGCTGCCAGACGAATACGTTGATGTAGAACAGGATGTCCCGCGCGCAGGCCCGGCGGAGGGCCCCCTGTTCGCGGGGGCCCCGCCGGGCGAGACGTGAGATGTTGCGGCGGAATTTAAGGTTTGCGGTTCGGTCCTTGGGGACCGAGAGGTGGTACGTTCCCGGGCTCAGCACTCTTCATCCAGCTTTCCCCTGCTCTGAGGACAAGCTCTTTGCTCATGACAATGCCCACCGGGCCCGGCGCCGCCGCGATGAGCGTGGGCGGGCTGGACGGCTCGAACATCGCCGGCAGCGGGGTCAGGGGCCCGAGGTAGTCGATCAGGAGGTTGACCTCCTCCTCCGTCTCAGGCTCCAGGACCAGCATCGGGGCCTTGAGGAACGCCAGTCGCAGCTTCATTGCCGCCCTCCTCCAGCAGGTCTTGCGGGACCACCATGTGCCGCTGCGTCATCATCTTGACCAGCCCCTCGCGCCAGGCCCTCTTCATCTCCGGCCCGCAGTGGGCCATCGCGTCCGTCCACGTCGGGTAACGGCCGTGCTTCGCCTCGAACGCCACCTGGTAGTACAGCGACTCGGGGTTGTGCGGGCACTCGGGCGGGTGGGCGTAGGCGCACACCTGGCACCGCCCAGGGGTCGGCGGCAGGCGCATGAACTAGCCCTCCCCCTCCTCCCTGGCCTCACCCGTTTCCATGTCCACGGTCTGCACCTTCCCCACCCGGATCGGTTCCATGTCCTTTCTCCTTTCTGGACTCCACGATGATCGGTTCGTCCGCCCGCAAGGCGTCCGCGTCACGCAGCATCTTCTCCAGCCACGGGCGGGCCTTCTTCCATGCCTCGTACAGCCTCCTCGCCTCCGCGAACATCTCTTCGCGTTTGCCCATCAGATTGCCTCGATGAAGTCGTGGAAGATGCCCGCCTGGGGCATCCAGATCGCCACGAGCTTCGCGGTCATCCCCTCCCTGTACCACAGCGTCCAGTGCCCCGCGGTTTTCTCCGAGAGGGCCTTGAGCGCCTCTTCGAGGAGGCCCGTCTCTAGGTCCTCAATCGGCCCGATGCCCGACCAGAGGCAGTAGGGGAACATTCATCCCTCCTCGGCCCAGAGCTGGCCGTCCCTGTCGAACACCAGCTTCACCCCGCACCAGCAGATGAAGTGCCACTCGGGCTCGTGGTCGGCCGGGTTGTGGGGCTTGCCACAGCAGGGGCAGCGCTTCCAGGTCATCAGAACTCCACGAATCGGCGGATGTACGGCAGGTCGGAGTCGTCCACGCCAGTCTCCCGGTCGCCCCGCACCCGGGCCACGAAGAACGGCCCCCGCATCACCCCGCCCGCGTACTTGTACGGGCCGGTGAGCCGCCGGTTGGGCGTCCGGTTTTTGAGGGTGCCTTCCTCGTCGTACCACATGGCATAGCAGCGGTCGCCGACCTGGAAGCAGTCGGCGTAGGTTTCCTCCGCGTCGAGGAGCTCCTGGTACGCCTCGCAGTCCTCCTTGACCTCCACGAGCCGGGGGCCGTGCCCCGGCTCGAACAGCAGAACCTGGATCAGCGGCGGCCCCGGTTGAGCGGTCATCAGTCCCTATCCTCGTCCACGTCCTTCATCCAGCGCTGGTATTCATCCTTCAAGGCCGCCATGAACTCCTCCAGCCGGCCCTCGTTCACGGCGTCAATCACGTCGCACATCAGGGCGTAGCCGCCCGCGAAGAAGGCCCGCTGGAGTATCCGCCGCTGGAAGTCCATCTGCGTCGGGCGGATGTTGTTCCAGAACCCCTGAAAGTTATCCTTTTGCGTCCCCATGATTCCGTCCAGACCTACTTCGGCCTGTCCTCCTGACTCGGCGTGTCAACGTGTACGACGAGCGGCACCACGACGGCCGACCCGTCCTCCATTTGCAGCACCACCTGGGCCGCGCGGCCATTTACCCCCAGCACCCTCGGCGTCACGTCCTTGATCCGCTTGCCCACGAGGGCCTTCCTGATGTCGCTGAACAGTTTCATCCCTGGCCTCCTAGTTCTGCTCTGTCACCATCCGGACCACGTCCGCCTGGCCCGCCTCCGCCTCCGCCCAGGTGTCGTACCGCCGCTTCTCCCCGTCCATCGCCCCGCCCGCCACCAGCGTCCCGAACACCCCCTTCGCCCCCTTGAAGCTCATCCCGAGTAACATCGTGGAAACCTCCGCGTCCCCCACCGCCGGCGGCCCCA